CTACGCCATCATCCACCCCAGCTGGTCGTTCACGTCCTCCATCCGCCGGGCCACCTGACCGGGGCTTTCTACCGGCTCGTAGAAGTTCACCGTCTGCTGCACCATCGTCGCGCCGCTTTGCCCGCTCTGGCTGGCAGTGTCCCGGCGGCTTTCGTAGAATCGGTCGGTGGCGGCGTTCATGCTGCCCGCCAGATTTTCCTGCATCCGGGCCAGCTGGTCGTTGAAGCCGCGGAACCAGTCCGTGATGCTCCCCACCTTGCTCTGGAAGCCCTCCAGCAGCTTTTCGCCCATGCTCTTGCCCAGCGCGTCGTATTCGGGCACGTACTCGTACAGCAGGTCCATGATCTCGTCCTGGCTCTTGGTCATCAGCAGCTTTTCGGCCTCGGCCTGCAGGCTGGCGGCCTTGAGCCGTTCCTCGTAGGCCTTCTCGATGGCGTCCTGCTCGCCGTCCAGCTCCTTGATCTTCTCGGAGGCCTGATCTCTGATCTTCTCGATCTCCTCCTGCAGGGCCTCCTTCTGCTGCTTTAATTCCAGCTTCCGCAGCCGTTCCTCCCGGCTGGCCACCGCCTCATCCAGCTGCTGCTGCAATTTCTGCCGGTTATATGCGTCCTGCTCATACTCCACCTCCCGGCGCAGTTTTTCGATCTTCCGCAGCTCCTCGGCGCTCTTTTTCTCCTCGTCCTCGGTGTCGGCCAGCTTGTCCAGTGCGGCGATCTGGTCTTCAATGGCCGCAACGCTGTCATCCCGCCATTGCTCCCACGCCTCCCGGCTCTTGTCCAGCCGCTCGATCTCCGCGTCCCGCATGGCCTCGTAGCGCTTTTCCAGCGCGGAGACCACCCCGTCCGCCAGCTGATCGATGCTGTCCGCGTCCCGCTCCCTGATTTCCTTCTTGAGGTCGTAGACCTTCTCTTCCCAGGCCATGATCTCCTCGGCGGTCATCTGGTGCTTCCGGCGGATTTCTTCCAGCCCGGCCAGTTCCTCCTCCAGACTGATCTCGTTCAGGTGCCGCCGGTGCTCGATGCGGTCGTAGTCCGCCTGCAGGGCTTTCTTGCGTGCTTCCTCGGCCTTTTTCTCGGCTTCTTCCGCCTTGTTCCCGCCTCCGCCGCCTCCGCCCCCGCCGCCGCTTTTCCCTGTGCCGCCGCCCAATCCCAAAGCGTTCAGCAACGCCAGCGCCGTCTGTGCCACGGCGATCAGCCCGTTCAACGCTTGAATCGACGGGCTGGTATCCACGTTGACGCTTCCGCTGATGGTCAGACTTTGCTTCGTCTGTTCCGCCCACCGAATCACGCCTTCCAGTTTCCCGGCGATCCCGTTTGCGGCGCTGCCCATGCTCTTTTCCGCGGAGGTGACCGCATCGTCCAGCCCTTCCATGCCCTTGCCGAGATTTTCCGTTGAAATTCCCGCCTTCTTCAGCACCGGCTGGATCTGCGTTAATGTTTTCCGATAACCTTCTCCGCCCTTTTCGCAGTTTTTCAACTGGGCGGATAGATTTTTCAGCTGGTTCAACGCTTCCCGCTGACGGCCCAGCTCTGCCAGCTGTCGTACCAGACCTTGAACGCTTTTTTCGTTTTGCTGGAATCCTTCTCGAATCTTCTGCGCCTCGCCGCCCAGTTCTTCAAAAGCCCCTTTGTGCGCCAACGCCGTTTCCGTCGATTGACGCAGCTTGTCCGCCAGCGCCTCCGCCTGTTCTCCGGCTTGCTGAAAGCCTTCACCCGTTTCCGCCAACTGACTGTCCCAGCTGCCAGCATCCAGCTGCAGCGCCAGTCCCGTTTTTTCCTGAAACGCCCGCACCTTTTCCAGCAGCGCATCCAACGCCGCTTCCGCTTCTTCCGCCGCCACCGTAATTTTGACGGTCAATTCATCGATCGTCATTCTTGTTCTCCCCTCCTTCCCTCACTCCAGCCATTCTCCTTCGCCCCCGAGGAAGTCCGCCGCCTCCACTTCCTCCGTCTCCTCCCGATCAGGGTCATGCAGACGGTTCCATTCCTCAAAAATCGGCCCGATCTCATCCATGTAGTAGTCGTTCAGCAGCTCCCGCTTGCTGATGCCGATGCTCAGCGCCGCGGCGATCAGCCCCTGGAACCAGTGTTCGCTCCGCCCATGAGAGCCCGCGCCCGTTTTCCCAGTGCCCCCATGGTTTTGATAAAATTTTCGATCCCATTGACCTCCAGCCACGCCTCGGCCATTTCGCCAAGGCCGTCCAGCCCGATGCGCGCGTCTTCCAGCAGCGCCTGTTCTTCCACGCCGCTCAAGCGGGCGAACAGCCGCACCATTTCCCCCGGCAGCACCGCCAGCGCCCGCAGGAACAGCTCCTGCAGCTTGTCCTTATCAAGCCCGGCCAGCTCCGCCAGAATGTCCCCTTCCTTTTTCTCGGGAAACAAAAGCCGCAGCGCCGTCCCCGGCAGTTCTTCCAGCAGGCTGCACGCCTCCAGAAACGCCCCGATGGGCATCTTTCGAATCTCATACCCCCGCACCGTCCGGCTCTTGGGCAGGGAAAGGGTCGCGCTGTTCTTGCTTGTCATGTATGGCTCGTCTCCTTTTTTCAAAATGGGTATGAAAAAACCGCCTTGCCTTTCGGCGTGGCGGTCTGGATGTTCTTGTTCTAGTTTATATTGCCCAAAATTCTACTCCCTCATCAGCCAGTTCATTCAACGACTTTCCGCTATAAAACGGGTCGTTCATGACATCATCTACGTTGTCATAATCCTTCGTTAGATCTTCCCCATGCCAAACCTGAAAGGTAGGAATGTAATGATGCACTTCTGATGTAATGCCGGAAGGTTTTCCTAGATAAGTAAAAATCACATCGTTGCAGCAATCGGCAATGATTTTTTTAAGTTCCGCCTTTGTCATAGAATATCACGATTCCTTTTTCTTTCATCATCGCTTAAATTGCGCGTTACTTTATCCAACAGCTTCCCATTGGCATCCCACATATATTCATGTATGTGTTCACCATGTTCACCATATGGATGCCGTTTGGGATTGCCATGATTTGTGGTATGGATGTCTTTTTCTTTCACTCCATCGGCATCATAGAATCCTCTGGCCTTGACAGAACCATTCTCGTCAACATGATCGATCACCACATTAGGTTCTGCCTTTCTGGGCGTTGTTGAATGGCCAGATATAACTCTGTCCGCTTTTATTATACCACTTTTCCTCGGCGTTGCAACGGCAAAGCCCAGTTCCTCCGGCCCGGCCTTTTTCGCAAGCTGTTTATCTTCCCCCACCACCGGCAGCACCGTGCACCGGCAGTTCGGGTGAAATGGCGGCGCGTTTTCGCCTGCCTGCATAGTTGCCAGCAGGTAGCGCTTGCCGTTCTGCTTGGCGCAGTACTGGCAGGTGCGGCGGTCTTGGGCCGTCAGGACTTCGTATTCCGTGCAGCCTGCGTCCTCGTAGCTCCGTGCAGCCGTCCGGTTCTGCACATAGCTGGTCTCGGTCCGCACCAGGCATTCCGCCGCCCGGTAGCCTACGCCGAAGCGCTCCATGATGACGTTCGCCATCCGGCGGACGCTCTTGCCGCTCAAAAAGGCGGCTTCGATCTCGTCTTCCAGCATTTGCGCCAGATGGTCCGTGTTGCGCCAGATGCGGGCGGAGTAGTTCCGGCCCGACCACGCGGTGTCCATGGCCCGCAGCATTCCCTGCAGATCGGGCACGGCTTGGCTCACCACCCCTCCGGTCATGTCCAGCATCATCTTCCGGGCGCTCTGGTAGCTCTTAGAGGCCGTCCATTCCCGCTGGGCGGCAGTCTCCCGTTCCAGCCGTGCCCCCAGCCCGTTCAGCCGCTCCCGGATGGCTTTTTCCAGCGCTTCCGCCCGGCTGACGCGGTAGCCGTAGGCCCGGCTTTCCTCGTCGGCGGGCTCCCGCAGCGCGGCGGCGGCTTCCTCCGGGGTCAGGTCAAAGCGCTTCGCGTATGTGCCGAGGATGCGCTGCACCTCGCCTTCCAGCTCCCGCGCCGCCTGATGGTAGGCCCTGCCCAGCCGGGCAAGGCGCTGCTCCGCGCCCCGCTGCACGCCGTCCATGTTGGCTTCCGCCCGCCGTTTCCAGTACTCTGCCGAGCGCGTCATGGGGCCTCCTTTTGTTCGTCCTTAGAAAGCGCCGGGGGATGGTTTTCCGTCCCCCGGCCTGCTTTTTTAAATGGCCGGCTTCGTCTCCGCCGCCGTGATGAAGGCCGTGCACTTGGCCTGATTGCTCTTGTCGTCCTTGAGCTGCATCACCGCCCACGGCGCAAGGCCCGCCATGTTGGGCCGCTTGAACACGCCGGTGATGATGACCTCGCACACGGTCACGCTGTCCTGCTTGGTGGTGAAGTTGTCGAACTTGATGCCCGTCAGCTGGAACAGCCGGTAGTTGAAATAGAAGGGCAGGCCGCTGACCGTGTCCACCACAAAGCGCAGGGCGTACTCCTTCCCGGCGGCGTTGAAGTCCGCCTCCAGCGTGTCGTTTTCCTCGTCATAGGTGCCAAGACCCAGCGCAGCCATGCGTTCCAGCGGCACCTCCGCCATGTGCAGTTCCACGTCCTCGCCCATCACGTTCTTGATCTGGGCGTACAGGTCGTCGTCATAGTACAGGTCGGTACTGCTCTCCTTGGAGGTGCGGCTCATGCTGCCCGCGTAGGGCAGGCTTTCCGCCGCCGAGGTCTTGTAGCTGGTCAGCGTGTTCTCCGTCACCGGGGCCAGCGCGATGCCCTTGAATCCCGTTGCCGCTCGTTTCTGGCTCATTTTTTCATTCTCCTCTCTTTTATCCGATCCACTTTTTGTACCGTTCCACCCGCTGAAAAACCGCTTCACTGCTTTCTTCCCAGGCAAATTTCCGCTGGTAGCCCAGTTTTTCCATCTCCCGCCGAATTTTCGGAGCCAGTTCATCCGCTTCCGTTCCCGTCCGGGCAAAGCAGCGCACATAGTATTCCGTTTCCGTCAGATACTCGGCCCCATCCCGTTCGTCTGCCCGTCGCTCCCCGGCCAATGTCACCACCGCGCAGGGAAGCGCCGCCTGCTGGCGGGGCCAGCTGCGGCTGACGTTTTTCAGCGTTTCGATGCTCCCCAGTGCTTCCAGAATGCGCCGTTTCTCTCCTTCCGCGCTCAAGTTCATCCCTCCCGAATCGCGTTTCTGATCTCCCGGGCGATTTCCTCCGCCGCTTTTTCTTTCGTCATGGCAAAAGCGGGCAATAAAAAAGGCCGGGCCTCCTTTTTCCAGGTTCCCAGCTCCACATAGGCGGCATGGCCCGCCCCGGCGGCTACGCTTCCCGAAGGGCCCATGACCTGCGGCGCGATACTGCCCTTCAATTCTCCGGATCCCACCGGACATAACGCCTTCGCATTTTCCGCAGTTTCCATGCACAACCGTTCCACGGCGCTCGCTGCACCGGCGGCTATCGCCGCCCCCACTTTTTCCAGTCCCATCCATGCCTCCTAGATGCTTTTCAAAACCGCCCGCTGATGGGTCGGCCAACGCTCCGGCGGTGCCGCGATGCGGAACCGGCATTCTCCCGCCGCCTCCAGCGCGATCCCCACACCTTTTTTCAGCTCCGTCTTTTCCTCCGTCAATAAAAGCGCCATTTCCGCGCTTTCTTCGCCGTATAGCTTTGCCGATGTCTTTCCTTCCAACGGCTGGATCGTCCCCAGCAGTGCGACGCTCTCCGTCTCAAAGGCCGGTTCCATACCGTCCGCGATCCGCTGTGCTTTGGGCTGATGAAGCCATAGTCTTCTCATTCTTCCGCGGCTCAGTCCCATCAGACCACCTTCGCTCTTCGGTAGCGATTCAGCAGCTTTTCCAACGCCGAAGGCAGCCCTTCCATAGTCGTCTGTAAGCCGCCTTCTCCATGGACGGTTTCCCCCTCCATGCCGCGTCGGCGGTAGCGGAGGATCGCCAGTTCCAGCACCGCCCCTTCCAGCGCGGCAGGCAGGACGCTTCGCCCGGTATACCCCAGCGCATACTGCTCCGCATCCTCCAAAAGCGCCGTCAGCAGCGTGTCCTGCTCCTCATTGGAAATTTCCAGCCGAAGCCGCAGCGCTTCCAGCCCTTTCTGCTTGTCCATGCGGCTCTCCTTTCACTGTTTCCGGGCGCATTTAGGCCTTGTGATGCACGTAAATACCGGCGGTCTTGTTCTCGTACACATCCGCCACGCCCACCTGACGGTAGCCGAACTTCCACGCGTCCGCGTCCGGGTTCTGTTCCGGCGTTACCACCTTGGGCGCGATATGCTTGGAAAACTGGATCACCGCGCCCCGGTGGATCACCATAAAGTTAATGTCCTTGCCGCTTTCATCCTTGGCGTAGCCGCCCGCCGTCTCGTCACTGGCCGTCTCGCCGCCCTTTTGTACCACCGTGCCGCTGTTCTGGTGAATGGCCGTATAGAAGCGGGTCTGAGGCACCGCCACCACGTCGGAGAAGCGGCGCAGCACTTCCCGGCTCTTGGTGGTGTCCAGATCCTCCACCTTGCCCAGCAGGCCGGACGTAATAAACAGCACCCGATCTTCCATGGGCACTTCATCCGCGTCCATGGCGTTGATGGCCTCCCGCAGTGCGGCCACCACCGCCGCTCCGTCGTTCAGCGTACCGCTTCCCGAACCGACCCCAGCCGCGCCCGCGTAAGTCGCAAAGCGGAAAGCGTCCAGTTCCGGCACCACCTTCGTGCGGATAAATTCCCCCGCCAGCATTCCGAAGGCCACGCCCGCCGTGTCTGCGTTGTCCATGTGATCTACCACGAACATACGGCCCCGGTCGAAGTTGCAGGTCACCGTCTCGTTGGTCAGGTTCATTGCGCCGCCCACGTAGCCGCCGTTGCGGCTGTAGTCCGCCAGGCCGTCCATCGTCATCTTGGGGATCACCAGCTCGTTGGCGTTCGCCCCCGCCTGCACCAGCTCCGGGCGGCCGTCCAGCACCGCCGTCTTGCTGGCCTCCTTGTATACCTCGTCCAGCAGCGGCACAAATTGTTTGAATAGTGCGATCGAATTAGCCATCTCTTTTTCCTCCTTTTTCTTTTCCTTATTTCAGTCCCAATGCCGACCGAAGCTGACCGGCATAAAGCGCGCTTTCCCCGCTTCGTGGCGCCGCGCCCTTCATCCGTTCGCCCACCGCCTTGTCCACCTGTTCCAGAAACGCCTTTTCCAGCGCATTCAGACTTTTTTCCAGACTCTCGTCATCCGAAAAATTCAGGCAGTCCGTCAGTTCCGCCGGCAGATTTCGCTGGGTCAGCAGCTCCTGCGCCCGGGCGCGGCGTTCGCGCATCTCCAGCGCCGCCTCCCGCTGCCGCAGCGTCTGTTCCCGTTCCAGCGCCAGCCGTTCCATTTCCGTGGGTTCGTGAACCGTCATTTCTTCCATGCTCTTTTCTCCCTTCCACTTATTTCTATAAAAAAAGCCGCCCTTCGGCAGCTCTTTTTATCTCCTCTTTTCCTTTTCCATTTCTTCCATGGCTTTCTCCGCATCCTCCACAAAGGGCACCTGCCCAACCAGCAGCTTTTTCGGGGCTAACCCCTCATAGGCTTTCAGCGTCTGCGCCACTTCCAGCCGGTTCACCGGCAGACTTCTGGAAAAATGCACGCCGATCTCCTCTGCCTCCGGCAGACGGCAGCCCCGCAGCCGCAGAAAATACACCATCCGCCGAAGCCGCCACAGCAGCCCTTCCCGGAACCAGCGTTCTTTGCCCCTCATCAGCTGTTCCAGCCCGAACAGCTTGTATTCCATGGCCACGCCGCTGATATTTCCCGCAAAGGCCTCGTCGGTCAGGTCGGGCACGAAGCTCAGCTTGTGGATGTCCGCCTTCAGGCTGTCCTTCAGGATCTCCGTGTCGCTTTCGGAAAGCTGTTTCGTCAGATACTCCACCCGCGCGTCTGCAGCAGGCATTTCCAGCGTTCGCGTTTCCCGAAGCCGCTGCTGTACGCTTCGTCCTTCTTCGTCCTCCTCCACCGTGGCCCCGTAGATCACCATCAATGCGTCGGTAAACTGCTGCTTGTCGTTTACCCGGTCGCTCTGCAGCGCGTCGTAAGCGTCGATCAGCGCTTTCACGCCTTCAAAATCGCCCCGTTCCCGCTGATTATTCCAGTATTCGGTCATGGGCACGCCGCCGAAGAAATGTCTCTCCCGCCCCGTCTCCCGAGGGATCTCTCCGCCGGTTCGCTCATAATGGACGTTCCATTCCTCCGTCATCACTTCGATTCGCTGGCCCATCCGCTGAAAATGCCGGTTCCGCCGTTCCGTCAGCATCACGCCGAAGACCGGCCTGTGCTCCACGGTGTTGTCGTACACCACAAAGGCGTTTCTTGCGTCCGCCTGACAAAGCCGCGGCATGGCGTTTTCATCGGCGTAATACATTTCCACGCCCTTGCCGTAAAGGGCCGCGTCCGCCGCAAGTTCGCTGTCCACGCTGCCCGCCGCGCTGCGGCGCAGGCAGTCCAACAGCGTCTGAAAGCCCGTCCATTCCCCGTTGACCGTGTACTGAATGGGTTCGCCCGTCAGATAGCCGCTGGTCATCGCCACGATGTACCCCGGCAGATCATGACTGAGCCGGTAATTCGGCGCGCCCCTTCCCCGCCACCGCTCGGAGATGCTGTGCTCCCCGTCGTAATAATCTTTCAGTTCGTTCAGCCGAAACCGTTTCCCGTCGAACTGCTTCAGCACTTCCCAGATCAGCTCCGGCGACGGCTCCCCGTCCGCCAGCCATTCCCGGTCGATCACGATCATTCGATCCTCCCCTTTCTGAGCCGCACGACCCGTTCGGTCATCAGCGGCTCCAGCGCGTAGCGCACTGCGTCGATGGTGTGGTTGTTTCGATCCGGACATTCGTTCAGGAAGCACCCGTCCCGGCCCCGGGCGTATTCGTACAGGCTGAACTCTCGGGCGGCCTTGGGGCATCTTTCCCGATCGATGACGATGGCGTTCAGTTCCTTCAGCCAGCGAATACCGTGCTCCACGCTGCCCGCCCCTTTTTTCGCCCCGATGGCGTTGACGTTTCTCCGTCTCAATTCGGCAATTTCCCGCGGCATGGCGCTGTCGCAGCGGATGATCTTCTCTCCCGCGATTTTACGGCAGCTTTCCGCCAGTTTTTCCAGGCTCTGTCCTGTCTGCACCGCTTCTTCCAACAGCAGCAGCCGCTTTCCCCGCTTGTCCCACGCGCACAACACCAGCGCGTCCGGGTCATTGGCAAATCCGAAATCCAGCCCCGCGTACCGCACCGGGAAACGATCCCGTTCTTCCCGGGAAATCGCCCGCACGTCCAGATTGTCAAATACCTTTCCTCCCGTGCCCACGGCTTCCCCCAGATACATATGCCGGTAGGCCCGTTCGTCCCGTTTTTTCAGCCGTTCCGCCTGTTTCAGAAAAGTCTCGCCCAGCCATTCCGGCGGCATCTGCCGGTAGTCGCTCTGATGCACCACTCTTCCCTCGCAGGGATTCAGCGCCTCCGCGTTCACCCAGCTTTGGGCGCTGACCGGCGGATTATAGCTCAGCACCGTCACGCCCCTTTTCCCCCGAAGCACGCTGGCCTGGATCGTCCGTATTTCCTCCATTCCGCGAAAAGCGCTGGCTTCTTCAAACCAGAGCAGTGCGAAATATCCCTTGGGCAATTTCACGCCCTTGCTCTTTTCCGGGTCGTCCGCGCCCCGAAACAAAATGCGCTGTCCCGTGGGCCGATAGGTCATTTCCATCGGGTTCAACCGGTACTGAAAGTACCCGTTCATGCCCATTTCCTCTGCCGCCCAGCGCATCTGCGCCAGTACGCTTTCCCGCAGGCTTTCCGCCACCTTCCGAAAAATGATGACGTTCGCCTCCGGGTCTTTCAGCATCAGGCAAAGCGCCATCAGGCTGACGAAGCTGGACTTTCCGCTTCCCCGCCCGCCTTTCAGCCAGTACTCGTCGTGCCGTCCCTCATACATATCCCAGAACAGCCTCTCGAACGCCGGCGGCACTTTTTCTCCCAGCTTCACGTTCACTTCTTTTCCCCCCGTCCCGGCACGTCCATCACAATCTTCGGGGCTTCTGTGGGCGTTCCTTCCCGGTCGCCGAACAGCCCATACTGTTTTCCCAGCAGTTCCGCCGCCCGCAGCACCTCGCTGGTTTTCGCTTCTTCCTCTCCGCGCAAAATCCGCGTCAGCGCCGCCAGCACCTCCTCCGCATCCGCAACCGCAGCAGGGGGTGACCCCCTGCACCCCGGTTCGCGTTCCACTTGGCCGATTTCCTCTATCTCTCGCCGCGTGTCGCTTTTTTGCTCATTTTCCCCGGCAGGGACAGTGCCCCTGCACCCCAGCTCGCGTTCCACTTGGCCGATTTTCGCTGTCTCTCTCCATATGTCGCTTTTTAGACCGACTTTTCCAAGCCCCGCTTCAACCGTTGCCGTTTTTCCGCATTTCTCTCCGCATTCCAACTGTCCAGCCATCTCCATCGTTCGCAGCCTATCCCTTTCACTCGCAATACTCTCACTCTCCGGGCAGCCAACGTTTTCCTCCGTTTGCCCCATTTTCCCTTCAAAAAATTATTCTTCCTTCCAACATTCAGCCGTTTCCCTTCATCCATCCCAAACACCGGCTCTTTTTCCGCCGCTGCATTCATTGCCTTCTTTCTCCGCCTTTTCCGGCATACAAAAACCGGAGACGGCCTTTCAGCCTCTCCGGTTTCTGTCCCCCACCTTTGACAGGATATACTATATCACAGTTTTCTGTATACGGATGTTTCCGTTTGTCTCCTTGTGTCTCTTCATTCCAAAAACCGCGTTTTTCCCATTCAAAAAACAGGGAGCGCCCGCGTTTTCCACACGTTCGCTCCCTGCTTCTGTTTTC